TGAAAATTAAACACAAACAAACTACACTGCACAAAACCAAACTTCAACACTACTTGATAAGGAAACTTAGCGAAGCCCTGTACATTTAGTTATTGAAGTATGACCACTGTGCAAAAACTCCTCGACCAAATTTCTGACCCAAATGCGCGAGCGGCTTATTCCCAGGAATGCCTTTCAGCTGCGAAGAATGCAGCTACCAAGGCAATGACCATAGCCCCTTACGCTGTCACACAGACAGAAGCACTCACCCTAGAGCGCATTGGAATTACTACTTCACCATTTGCCACCACTTCACACACACACGCGGCTGATAAAATAATTGAGAATGATTGTCTTGAGATCATCAGCCATTACCTACCTAAAGACCCTATTACTCTGATACAATTAAAACGATCTAAATTGCATCTGCTGAAGAGGGGGCCCACAGATGATGCTTTCCAGAACTATTGCCACGAACCAAAGGATGTATTGAGATTCGGGCTAACCAACCCACACACGTGCCCCACAGTGACAACATCTTGTGCTGTTATCTCGGATACACTGCATTTCATGTCATCACAGCAGCTCTGGACATTATTTGCTAGGAATCCAGCACTACAAAGACTTTACGGCACCCTTGTGTTGCCAGTTGAAGCTCTCCACAAACTCCCAAGTCTATTTCCGGAAATCTACAAACTAGAATACTACGATAAACACTTTGCCTATATGCCTGGGGGCCATGGTGGAGGAGCCTATATTCACTCATATGGCACCCTCAAGTGGTTGAGCACTGCCCAAATTGGTTCGGGATTAAATCACCTGAGTATAGAAAAAATTGAAACCAAGGCAGCACACCACATCATGGTTATTCAACGAAGACGGCCAGAGCTACCATGGCCTCTGCCGCCCGTGTGGGTTTACCACGCTTCCGACTACGTCAAATTGCCCGAGATCTTCTACCCCACGGAAGCTAATGTCCAAAGACCATACCCACATGTTTTTATTAAACGCCTACAACTTTATTGCTTTTCTGTCAAAGCAGTTTCACTTCGAGACATATTTGCAAAAATTCGTCAAGTACTACCAACCGAAGAGTTAGCCAGGTTCTCCACAGCTGACCTTATACGATTGGCAAATTATTTACTTTTCATAACTGGGATGCAGCAAACCAGTGACTACCAGTCCCCATTGATGGAAAGTTTATTCGGGAAATTGTGCCTATCTATACGAGCGAGAATTCGCGAATTTTTCCAAAACTTGATGGGCAAATCATCCTACGCAGCATTGCTAACTGTGACGGATGTGCACCCGGTGTACTTCACAACCAAGCCACTCCGTCGACCCATCTGTGGCGAACAGTGGTTCGAAGCGGAGGAAGCCGAAGAAGACCCCAGTGTACCATCACCCACAGGGTACCAAAGACCCTCTCCCGACGACTTGGACCTACTGGCTGAGTTCGAGCAGCAGAATTTACTAAACGGCGCAGAAGGCCAACGGGAACGCCAGGGTGAACACGCGCACGGCCCGAATCAAAACCAGACTACTTCAACCCAGCCACCACCTCACCAACCAAGTCCACATGATGCGGCACAATCGGGCAGCAGCTCGGAGGCTCGGAAAACTGAGAGCTCGGATGAACCGGAAGTAAGCTGTAAAGATGAGGAAGACTTGGGCAGCGGTACATCTGACGGCCACGTCACTGATTGGAGCGACAGCGAGAGTGACTGCAGTGATGACAAGCATGACCAGATTTTTGACAGCCTCTCACTGTTTGACACTGCTGACTTGCCCGATCTAGAGGAAGTAGAAGAGGAACCGGACGCGGCTCACACAACGCAAACACCAACACCGGACGTGACTGACGAATCGAGTGCTGTCCAACACACGCAAACACCACATATTGCAGAGTCTCTTGTTGACAGTGACGTGTTCGTTGGAGAAACCATTGATGACGAGACCCAACAACCAGACACAGTGCCAGCCGTGCAAACGCGAGAGAACAGCAGATCGACAACGGTCGCCCTGGAACCTTTCGATGAGGAAACAATCGAAATACTCAAAATCCACGGTTTCACCAACCTCAAACCACAACATGACGGAGAATTCCAGATTGCACCCGTTTTCTACAATCGGCTAGCTAAACACATACCCACCTATGAAGGCATAACCACCACAACCCAGTCCCAATTCATAGCTATGGCGCAAGCACTGAAGAGGAATTGCTACCGTTATAAATTGGATGCTAAGCGTGCCACAGCATTCATGTCTGACGTTAAAAACAACCTAACTGGTTTGGTGCTACCCAAACTCGACAGGGATTTGCTAACGTCTTGGGTAGCTCTTGCGGAAAATGCTAAGAGGAGTGTTGGACTTATAGTCATTCATGGTGCAGGTGGAGCTGGAAAGAGTAGGGCACTGCAAGAACTGCTGAGGCATGGGAAAATGGACATCAATGAAGTTAATATCGTGGTACCCACCATCAACCTCGCTGTGGATTGGAAAAGAAAACTACCAAGCATGGATCCTAGAAGAATCATGACTTTTGAAAAAGCGTGCGAACGTGAGGGCAAATCCATCGTCATCATGGATGATTACGGAAAATTACCTGCGGGCTATATTGACGCTTACCTGGCCATCAAATTCAACGTTGAGTTGGTAATTCTCACTGGAGACCAGAGACAATCCGTTTTCCACAATGACAAGAGAGACTCGCAAATCGCGTTGCTAAACTCTAACACGGATCACTACAAACGATACTGCGACTACTATCTCAATGCAACGCATCGCCAACCCCGACGACTTGCCAACCCAATCAAAGTCCACGCAGAAAGAGAAGTAGGTGGCGCCGTTAAGCACGCGACCCTTATACCTACCAATGCCATGACGCTCGTACCAGCTTTCAGAAGTCAGTCGCTGTTAACTGACTTAGGCAGACAAGCCATGACTTACGCGGGTTGCCAGGGCCTCACGCTTCCTCACCTCTCCATCGTTTTAGATAAGGATACCCCTTTATGCTCCGATGAAGTGCTATATACAGCACTGTCACGCGCCTCAGAAACAATCACTTTCATCAACACGCATTCCAATAACAAAGAGTTTTTGGACAAACTCGACTCGACACCATATCTCAAAACTCTGATATCAGGAGTGCGGGAAGACGAACAAGCTGGCAGAGAGCAACCACCACCAGAACCATCTGTGCGTGACAGCCCCACAAAAACTCACATCCCAGTTGCCAATGACAGTGTGCAACTCGAAGGAAAAATAGAAGCCATGGAGGACAAGGACACCCGCGAACTTTGGTCGGGTGAAGAAAAGACGAATCTCATGCAAACGCAGGACCCAGTGGTGCAATTATTTCCACACCAACAAGCGAAGGATGAGGCGCTCTTTAAAATCACCATAAATGAGAGAATTCGCTTAGCCACTCCTGAGACTAACCGGAAAGCACTCACTGACACACTCAATGCGGGGGACTTGCTTTTCGAAGCGTACGCAAGCTTCATGAACGTACCCAAAGAAACTCAAGCTTTCGATAAACGCTTGTGGGCACATTGCAGACAACTAGCCTTGCGCACCTATCTGTCCAAGCCGACAGCAAATCTTCAGCAAGGAGCCAAGCGACAGGATCCAGACTTCCCGGAGAACGCGATCGCTCTGTTCAACAAGTCACAATGGGTTAAGAAATTAGAGAAAGTTGGCTGTAGATTTAAGGCAGGGCAAACCATCTCAGCATTCAAGCAATCAACAGTGTTGCTCACCACAACAATGGCCCTCTATCTGCGGAAAAAGAGGGAAGGTCACCAACCCGACAACGTGTTTATAATGTGTGAGAAAACCCCTGAGCAGTTCAACTCATTCGTGTTAACAAAGTGGGACTTCACTAGACCTAACTACACGTCTGACTATACACAGTACGACCAATCCCAAGATGCGGCTTTCCTCAACTTCGAGCTTAGGAAAGCAAGGCACTTTGGCGTGCCGGAGGAAGTGGTGGATTTCTACGCTTTCATCAAAACACACGCCAAGACATTTCTGGGTAACCTTGCCGTGATGAGATTAAGTGGGGAAGGACCAACGTTTGATGCTAATACAGAGTGCAACATCGCTTATGACGCACTCAGGTTTCAACTTGATTCCACTGTGAAAGCTTGCTATGCAGGGGATGACTTGGTTCGGGATAAAGCATGTGACGAACGACCCGGTTGGAAATACTCAGAGCCCTTGTTTTCACTCAAAGCCAAACCCCTAGTCACAAACAAACCAGATTTCTGTGGGTGGAGACTGACTAAGTATGGCATTGTAAAATCCCCCGTGCAGTTATACCAGTCACTCCAGTTAGCGCTGAGACTCGGAAAGGTAGAAGAGGTTAAAAGAAGCTATGCCATCGACTATCTATTTGCATACCGACTGGGTGATCAACTCTATGACATATTCGACGAGGATGAACTTTCAAAACACCAATTAGTCACCAGAACGTTAATCAAGAAAGGTATGCAACCTCCAAGCTCAGGAGAGCACTTGCCCACTTTCCATGTGACTTCCGACAGGCTTATCAGAGACCCAAGAGCCATCAAGGTGTCGACTTTTGAGTCTGATAGAATTATTTTGCCACTCGACATAATAGATGACCACTTCTCGAAAAGTGGGAAAACCGACCGTGCAGAAATGACTGAGGAAAGCAATCGCCGCGCTGTAGAAATTGGTGCAACAACGAACGTCGCGCGTCAAGACCCGACACTTACAGACTTATTCCCAGACGCATTTAAATAGTGCAATTGTCTGACCATAGTTTAGATGCTGACTGTCGTATTAATTTGCATATATATAGAATCCCATGTAAATAGGTTAGGTTTTCCTGCATGATTGAAATGAAGACTGCCCTGCTCTTACAACTATTAGACAACGCAAATTTTTCGAGGACCACCACGCCCATAACAGATACCATCGTTGTGCACGGTGTACCAGGTTGTGGCAAATCCACCTTGATCAAAGACCTCGTCACTAGACACTCCACAATCGCCTACACCCTTGGCGCGCCGTATGGTCGCTCACTGATACATTCCGGAGTCAACCACATCTCACGAATTGGCGACAATCTTCAGGATTTTGAAACCAGAATTCTAGACGAGTACCAGCTCGGGAACGAAGAAAACGTGAAAGATTTCACAATCCTGTTCGGTGACCCTTTTCAAGGAACTTTCCAACTGCCGGCCCACTTTGTCAAGAGACTCTCACATCGCGTCCCGCGACAGATCTGCAACTATTTGGAATCGCTCGATTACGACATTACTGGGGAAACTGAAGGAGAGATTAATTTTCCCCCAATTTACGCAGCAAACGCTACCGGACCTATTGGCACCGTCTTACACCTCGGACCCATTTCCCGACAATTGACAAAGACTTTCGGGATCTGCTCAAAGTTACCAACTGAAGTGCAAGGCCTCGAGTTTGAAGAGTTGACACTCGTTTACCACTCTTCCGAACTTCAAGCCAATCGTGAACTTTTCTTTGTGGCAGTCACACGTGCCAAGCGTTTACTCAACGTACTTACAGACTCCAAACACCGCCCCCCCACCGACAAAGCACGTTCATGAGTTTCACACCACCCCCGGACTACAACAAAGTTTATCTTACCCTAGCAATCGGTGCAGCAGTTGGAATACTTGTACACACTCTTAGGTCTAACCACCTCACGCACGTAGGGGATAACACACATCATCTACCACACGGTGGACGGTACTGCGACGGTAACAAAAGAATCCACTACAACGGACCTCAAGCTGGATCGACCCACGTCTCCTCAGTCCTACCATTCTTTGCAGCAATCACTCTCACCCTGGTTATTCATTTCATTAGCTGCCGTCGTCGCCGTGTTTGTATACGCTGTTCTGAACCTCACTAACGGGCATCCTGGCTGTGTTGTTACCATCACTGGGTCTGCGGTGCAAATCACTAACTGCCCTTTAGAGCACATACCAGACGTGGTGAAGTCGTTCTCTTGGAGCGCGCATGACCATTGTAACAACTACTTACGTTGACCAAACACGAGAACGCATCAATGATTGCGTCAATGCGGCTCGCAACGCTGTGTGCCAAAATATCAATATTGTGCAAGCTAGCATTGAGCAGCAAGTGGAAAATACATCCAATGGCATCCTCAATCACTTTTCTGCGTGGTGCGAGTCAATTGGCAACCAGATTGGGACTTTACCAACAGTAGTCGGAGCAGTTAACGAGAGAATCCAACACTTAGAACACACGCTCACGTTGAGAAACTGGCCACACGACCTGCAACCGCCTCCACCGATGAACAGGGTGCTGTTCTCAAATGCCGCCTTAGCTTTGGAAGCAACTCGAAACTTACTCTCACATGTGCCACCAACTCGATATAACCTGCCACAGACTACCTTGCCGCTTGATGAACTCTACGGCCAATTGCATGCCCTGCATCAGAACTCTCTAGAATGGTTAACTCACATCGGCAGTGACACTGACAGACTTATTGTAGATTTTGGGACGTTTTCAAGTACAGCCGTTGCAAATCATGATCGTATGACAACGCACTTAGCAAATATTCGGGATGAGCTGCACACTCTCCGAGACCTACCACAACTTCTCAACAGGCTACTCAAACAGCAAGAGCTCCACCTGCAAACTCTCACAGACACACAAAAAGAGATTACTGCTCTCAAAACTCTCATACATCATAATTTGACCCAATCACAGACCCAGGAGTCCAGTACACCAAGCTCTAGCCAGAGCGGCGCGACAACACACCAGCCGCAACCGAGTGATTTGCACCCATATCAAGCGCGCCATCCCACAACTCGCTGCCGCACCTATGGTACCTTGATATACAATGGGTCAAGTTTACACATGCCGATGGACATATTAGGTAAACCGGCCAGTACAGCCCTACAGCTGCAAGTTGCATTAAACCTTCGCGGGAGGGACCAACGTGACCTACAAATTAGCGATAATGGAGCGCTGTTGTTAAGCGACGAGATATTCACACCACACAAGCTGAATAAGCCTCTAAGTGACGCTCTTTCCTTATTACATGATAATTGCTCAAACTTCATCTACAACAACAAAGGCGGTCGGCTCTGTTAAGTTGTAGTGTAGTCTGAATATGAGTGGAGACAGCCTATCTGACGATCTCGTGAATGCTGCCATGACTGACCCGTCAACTCAGGGATTGAACCAGGCCACGTCTGCCCAGGGATCAAGACCGGGACTTGTATCCGGACCAGGTTCACAAACGCCTAGCAAGAATCCCAGACCATCCTCTACGCAAGGTGGACCGACTGTCACAAATGAATTGTTGCCGAGTGAGTCTGAGCTGGAGGCGGTAGCGAATGACGTCACATCGAATTCCGTAGCTACACAGAGCACAATTCGCGAAATCCTAGACCTACTTCGCGCACGCAAGCCAAGCGCTACGCCAAAAGACCTCTTTTCCCTTGCATGGGCTTGCTACCACAATGGTTCCTCCAGGTATACCAACCTAGCCACGGATGCGCCGTGTGGAATGTCTCATGCAGAGCTCAAAGACCTTGTTGAGGAATTTTGCACCTTACGACAATTCTGCGGGTTTTATGCGAAAACTTGTTACGTAACTGGACGACAGCAGAATAAATTACCAGCAAATTGGGCAAGGAAAGGATTTCAGGATGAGTCGAAATTTGCTGCTTTTGATTTCTTTAACGCAGTGTCGAGCGACTCAGCCCCAAACCCTCCTGGCGGCATGCGCTTTAAACCTACGCAAGCAGAAATTCTTGGGCACTCCCTGAACGCGAAAATGTCAATCATCGAGTCACGCAAGGCTACCAACATGGTTTCCACACGAGCTGATGTCATAGCGCAACAACAGATTCACGAACCTCCCAAGCCTCTCATGTTAACGTTTTGATAAACTGCCACAATCATGCACCCTTATAATTTAAATTTACTTTGCTGCCTCCACTTCTCAAAACCCACTCTCCCGCTTGAACTAAGACTGTACATATACAACTTAGCCGCTCCAAACTTGCTATTAGGACGTAAGATGCTACAAAATAAGCCCTTCCAGGGCACTTCCAAGTGTGCTGCCCGCCGCAGAGCGAAGCGTTATAACAGATGTTTCGACTGTGGCGGATATTTGCTAAATAATCATGTGTGTAAGCAATTCCCAACTCGTGCCAGTACAAGCTGCTTCAATGTCATTCACGAAGGGCCTGCTAAGCTATATGCTGAAGGGTCGTTCCGACGCGATTCCTTTGCTGAGCAGCTTATACTGAACGACTTGGAGTTGATGAAGCTACACAATAATTAGGCTTTGCTCAAGCCTCCCACCGGGTTTACAGAGCTCTGGACATGGACAAAGACACCCATGCTTGTTGATATTACTAAACTTACCTTGTAACAACATTTGTCCAAGGGAC